GTAGACCACGGAACGAGGTTCAATCCCTTGTCGACCACGGTTCTGCTACTTGTTCTTTGTTTTTCACCAACAAAATGTCAAGTTCTATCGATTTGCTGAAGTTGATTGCTGAGAAGGGTGCTGACAGCCAGAGTGCCCAAGACATCGTAGACAATCAGGTTGCGCAACAGTTATCTGCGCAGATTGAATACGCGAAAAGGTCTAAGAAAATCAACGTTCGCAATAAGCTCTCTATTGAGGAGGCTGACGCCTTCCGTGACCGTTATGGTGGTGCCTTTGACTTAAATTTGACTCAGCAGTATCATGCGCCCCATAGCCTGGCTGGTGCTCTGCGTGTAGCGGAGCATTATGACTGTCTCGACAGTTTTCCCCCTGAAGACCCCGTTATAGATTTCGGAGGGTCTTGGTGGCATCACTTTTCAAGAAGGGATAAAAGGGTGCACAGTTGTTGTCCTGTGTTGGGTGTTAGAGACGCTGCCCGACATGAGGAGAGGATGTGCCGCATGCGAAAAATTTTGCAAGAAAGCGATGATTTCGATGAAGTCCCGAACTTTTGTCTTAACCGAGCTCAAGATTGTGATGTCCAAGCTGATTGGGCTATCTGTATCCACGGCGGTTATGATATGGGCTTCCAAGGTCTGTGTGACGCCATGCATTCGCATGGAGTACGCGTACTACGTGGTACCGTTATGTTCGACGGCGCCATGTTGTTTGACCGCGAGGGTTTTCTTCCCTTGCTTAAATGTCACTGGCAACGTGACGGGTCAGGCGCGGATGAGGTGATCAAATTCGATTTTGAAAATGAAAGCACATTATCTTACATCCACGGATGGCAAGATTTGGGCTCATTTTTCACCGAGTCGGTGCATTGCATCGATGGAACCACCTATCTGTTGGAGCGCGAAATGCTGAAATGTAACATCATGACCTATAAGATCATCGCTACAAATTTACGCTGCCCCCGGGAGACACTACGTCACTGTGTATGGTTTGAAGACATATCTAAGTACGTAGGGGTCTCAATACCTGAAGACTGGAGTCTCAATCGCTGGAAATGTGTGCGCGTCGCCAAAACCACAGTGAGAGAGGTAGAGGAGATAGCTTTCAGATGTTTCAAGGAAAGTAAAGAATGGACTGAGAACATGAAAGCTGTCGCATCTATCTTATCCGCCAAGTCGTCGACTGTTATTATTAACGGTCAGGCTATCATGGCTGGTGAGCGCTTAGACATTGAAGATTATCATCTAGTGGCCTTTGCTTTGACTTTGAATCTGTATCAAAAGTACGAAAAGCTTACGGCCCTCCGCGATGGGATGGAATGGAAAGGTTGGTGCCATCACTTCAAAACTAGGTTTTGGTGGGGTGGAGATTCATCCAGGGCGAAAGTAGGATGGCTGAGAACATTGGCTAGCAGATTTCCCCTACTACGTCTGGATTCTTATGCGGACAGTTTTAAGTTTCTGACTCGTCTCTCAAACGTTGAAGAATTTGAGCAAGATTCTGTACCGATATCACGTTTGAGAACGTTTTGGACTGAAGAGGACTTATTCGACCGGCTGGAGCATGAAGTGCAGACAGCCAAGACCAAGCGCTCGAAGAAGAAGGCGAAAGTCCCGCCAGCTGCTGAGATACCTCAGGAGGAGTTTCATGATGCCCCTGAGAGTTCGAGCCCTGAGTCCGTCAGTGATGACGTTAAACCGGTGACTGATGTGGTCCCGGATGCCGAGGTGTCTGTTGAGGTACCAACGGACCCTCGTGGCATATCTAGACACGGAGCCATGAAGGAATTTGTGCGTTATTGTAAGAGATTACATAACAACTCCGAGTCTAATCTTCGTCACCTATGGGACATTTCCGGCGGTCGCGGAAGTGAGATCGCAAATAAGAGCATCTTTGAGACCTACCATCGCATAGACGATATGGTGAATGTCCATTTGGCCAACGGTAACTGGTTGTATCCTAAAAAATACGATTACACTGTTGGATATAATGAGCATGGTTTAGGTCCGAAGCACGCAGATGAAACGTACATTGTTGATAAAACATGTGCATGCTCTAACTTGAGGGACATTGCAGAAGCTAGCGCCAAAGTTTCTGTCCCTACATGCGATATTTCCATGGTTGATGGAGTTGCGGGATGCGGTAAAACCACTGCCATAAAAGATGCATTCCGTATGGGAGAGGACCTAATTGTGACGGCGAATCGTAAATCGGCCGAGGACGTCAGGATGGCTTTATTCCCTGACACTTATAATTCCAAGGTAGCTTTGGACGTTGTGCGCACCGCGGATTCTGCGATCATGCACGGTGTACCGTCCTGTCATAGGCTGCTTGTTGATGAGGCTGGTTTACTACATTATGGTCAACTCCTGGTGGTGGCTGCTCTGTCTAAATGTTCACAAGTTCTTGCCTTTGGGGACACAGAGCAGATTTCGTTCAAGTCTCGTGACGCGGGTTTTAAATTGCTCCACGGTAATCTGCAATATGATCGCCGTGACGTTGTTCACAAGACTTACCGGTGTCCGCAAGATGTTATCGCTGCTGTTAATCTGCTGAAGCGTAAATGCGGTAATAGGGACACGAAGTATCAATCCTGGACATCTGAGTCCAAAGTTTCTAGAAGTCTCACGAAGCGTCGTATTACTTCTGGTTTGCAGGTCACTATTGATCCGAACAGAACGTATCTTACGATGACTCAAGCTGATAAAGCGGCCCTTCAAACGAGGGCTAAGGATTTTCCCGTGAGCAAGGACTGGATTGATGGACACATAAAAACAGTACACGAAGCGCAAGGGATCTCTGTTGACAACGTCACTTTGGTTCGGCTTAAGTCGACCAAATGTGATTTGTTTAAACATGAGGAGTACTGTTTGGTTGCCTTAACACGACACAAGAAGTCCTTTGAGTATTGCTTTAACGGCGAGCTCGCTGGTGATTTGATCTTTAATTGTGTTAAGTGATGCGCTTGTCTCTGTGTGAGACCTCTGCTCGAGGAGAGCCCTGTTCCAGGTAGGAACGTTGTGGTCTAACTCAAGACTAGCTGAATCGGTGCTATAACCGATAGTCGTGGTTGACACGCAGACCTCTTACAAGAGTGTCTAGGCGCCTTTGAGAGTTACTCTTTGCTCTCTTCGGAAGAACCCTTAGGGGTTCGTGCATGGGCTTGCATAGCAAGTCTTAGAATGCGGGTGTCGTACAGTGTTGAAAAACACTGTAAATCTCTAAAAGAGACCA